ATTTCGACCGTTTTAATTTTGTCGCAAAACTTAAATTTATGAAAAATAAATATCCATTTTTAAATGACTTAGATGTGAGTCAGGATGTTAAAGTTAAGCTTTCCCACAATCTTGATCGGATTAGTAGAGGCTCGAATAATGTATTGGCTTCGCCTTTACTAAATTCAAGAAAGATTGAAGATATTGTTTCTTCGTGGGAGAAAATTTTTCTAGCTAACACTAATAAACTAAGTAAAGAACTTATTGACTTGGAAAACAGCAATAAATCTCAAATTAGTCCCAGGAGTGTAGCGATTCCCTGGGAGGATCGTATTGCTGGTGTTCACGAATACTTTGACAAGCCGAGTATTTCAAAACTTCCCCGCGTCGATAAAAGATTCATCTACACCGGACGTCGTAGATTAAGACCACTTTCGCTAGGGAGATCGAAAGAGTATCTTAAAAGTAACACAAACAGTGGATTACCCTTCTATGTTCGCAAGAAGCTAGTAAGTAATTACGTGGTGAGTAATTTTGACGACTTACTTAGCAGAAATGATCCCTGTGTGTTATTCACCCGTACACAAGAAGAGAAGAAAACTAGATCTGTGTGGGGCTATCCCATAGCTAACACGTTGTATGAGATGCAGTTTTATCGACCTCTACTTAATGTACAGAGAGCTAAAGGTTGGCGCGCTGCTCTGGCTGGACCCGAGTCAGTTGATATTCAAGTCAGTCGAATCATTGATCAAGCTCTTAGGGAGAAGAGAAAGCTATTATCTATTGATTTTAGTTCATATGATTCATCCGTGAAGTACGGACTCCAGAAGATAGCATTTGAACATATTAAATCCTTCTTTCAAACTAAATATGTTGACCAGATCGAGGAGGTATTTAGAAGATTTAATACTATTGGTTTAATTACACCTTCGGGTGTACTTAATGGGAAACACGGTGTTCCTTCTGGAAGCACTTTCACTAACGAAGTGGACTCAATTGTTCAATATCTAATTGCCAGAAATTCTGGAATAAGTGAGAATGATATGTGTATACAAGGCGATGATGGAGTATATGCTGTTGATGACCCAAAAGGGCTAATGAAATATTTCAGTAGTTTTGGCCTTAAAGTTAATCAGAAAAAGAGTTATGTTTCAGATAATTATGTTGTTTATTTGCAAAATCTTCATTCAGATAATCACAGAGTTAATGGAATATGTAGAGGAATTTATCCTACCTACCGAGCATTAGGTAGAATATTATTTCCTGAAAAGTTTACGGAATATGGGGATCAGATTAAAGGTGCTGACTTTAATTCTATCCGAGCAATTGCAATCTTAGAAAATTGTAGGTACCATCCATTATTCCCGTTGCTTGTTAAATTTATAGCTGATCTTGATAAAACAAGTCTACGCTATTCTCAACAAGGACTTCGAGCTTACATCAATATGCTTAAAAGTTCCCACGGAGTTGAGGGGATATTTAGATATCGTTACAGTGACGATGTAACTGGTATT